AAAATCGACGTTCACTCAAAGATTGTCGATCTCTATAAAGATTTGCTTGACTAAAGGAGGAAACGCCACTATACTTCACTTCCCAACAACTACAGGAGAAACGAGATGACAGAAGAAAGCAAACCCGCCGTACCAGTCGAAAAACTGGTCAAGGTGTACCTCAAGATGAACACCACCCTCTCGGAGAAGAAAGCCGCTTTCGAGGCCGAGGAGAAGGCGCTCAAGGAACAGATGGCCAAGGTCAAGGCCGCATTGCTGGACTACTGCAAAGAGCAGAATGTCGAGTCCGTGCGGACTGGCGAAGGGCTGTTCTATCGTGGCGTGGCAACACGCTACTGGACGGGTGACTGGGAGTCCATGGGCAAGTTCGTTGTCGAGAACAACGTCCCCGAACTCCTTGAGAAGCGTCTGCATCAGGGCAACATGAAGCAATTCTTGGAAGCCCGCCCCGACTTGCTACCCCCGGGCTTGAACGTGGATCGCGAGTACACCATTACCGTAAGGAGAAAGTGAGATGACCGAACCGTTTGTGCCAATCGAAGACTTGGCAAAGCACTTCACGGTCTCGATCTCGACGGTGCGTGCATGGGTGCGACAGGGCCTGATCCCAAAGGAAACGTACATCAAGGTGGGCAACACCTACCGATTCAGCGTTTCCAAGGTGGTCGAGGCACTGACCTCCGCACCCAAGCCCGAGCCTGAGAAGACCGAACCAACCCCCGAGGATTCCAACGCACCCGTGCAGTTGGAACTTGACCTCAACCCTGACAAAGACATCTAAGGAGAAACGACATGTCGAACGAAATGACCCTGTTTGGAAACCAATCCGCATCTGCCCTCGCACTCTTGCAAGGGCTGGAAGACAACCTGACCGACAAGATTGCCGGTTCCGGTGGCAGCCGCCGCATCAGCCTTGAGAACAACGTGTTCTCCGAGGTCATCGGTGGCAAGACCGTGCGTGTGTCTGAAGAACGTGCCATGCAAGTGGTGATCATCAACGCCGCGCCTGTGTCCCGCACGTTCTATGCTGGCACCTACGTCAAGGGCCAGAAGTCCAAGCCGACCTGCTGGTCGAGCGACACCCAGCGTCCTGACGAGAGCGTGCCTGCCGATCAGCGCCAAGCCACCGCCTGCAAAGACTGCAAGCAGAACATCAAGGGCTCTGCCGCCCAAGGTGAAGGCCGTGCATGCCGCTTCGCCCAGCGTGTCGCTGTGGTGCTGGCTGGTGACAACGGAGTGGAAGACAAGGTGTACCAAGTCAACCTGCCTGCCACGTCCGTGTTCGGCGACGCCGATGGCCAGAAGATGCCCCTGCAAGCCTATGGCCGCTACCTCAAGGCACACAACACGCACGTCATCAGCGTGGTGACCGAGATGCGCTTTGACCCCATGGCCCAGATGAAGTTGGTGTTCAAGCCTGTGCGCCCCCTCAACGAGTCTGAACTCAAGACCGTGCTCCCCCTGCGTGATCATCCCGACACGACCAAGGCGATCACCATGTCTGTGAGCCAGATGGATCAACCCGAGGGTGAGGAGTCGGCACCGGCACCCGCCCCGGCTGTGAAGAACGTGCTGAAGACCGAGCCGAAACCTGAGCCCAAGGCTGAGAAGGTGGACGCCGAAGTCGTCGAGGAGCCAAAGAAGGTGGTCAAGAAGACGGCCACCCCCGCTGAGGCTACCGAGAAGGCCGACCTGTCCGACATCGTTGGAGAGTGGGACGACTGAAGTCCAGTTCGGGGTGGGGTCGCTCCCCACCCCTTCTTTTTCAGTTTTCCCTCTCACACCAACGAACGGCGGCTATGGACACAAAAACATGTTTGGAGGCGGTGCTGGGAGAGGACGGTATGTACTGTGTGTGGGCCAATCGGATTTCCGATGGCCGCAAGGTGCAGAAGTTCTACCCCACCATTGACGCGCTCATCCATGCGGCCCACAACTTGGACGGTGAAGGATACGATGCGTACTTTGCACTTGGCACATTCGATGACTCTGGGTCTCGGGTAGCCAACAACGTAAAACAACTCAAGGCATTTTTCCTCGACCTCGATTGTGGGCCGACAAAAGACTACGCGACACAGACCGATGCGCTGACTGCACTGCGCTCGTTCTGCAAGCAGGTCAAACTACCTCGCCCGACCCTGATCAACTCAGGGCGCGGCGTGCATGTGTACTGGAGACTCAGTGCTTCGGTTTCACGTGAAACATGGCACCCGGTAGCCGAACGGCTCAAGGCGCTATGCAAACGCAACGGGCTCCACGCTGATCCCGTAGTAACGGCTGATGCCGCCCGGGTGCTACGCATACCGGGCACGCACAACCACAAGGGTGACCCACCTATCGAAGTCAAGGTGGTCGGTGAACTCGGCGACGCTGTGGACTTCCAAGCGTTCTCTGACCTGCTGGGCGAGGACGTTGGCAACTTCTTGGAGGCCCCAAGGAAGTACGTTCCACGTGAAACCGATGCGCTGATGCAGGCTCTGTCAGGGAGCATCGTCAGCAAGTTCAAGACCATCATGATGAAGACGGTCGCCGGTAAGGGATGCGCCCAACTGGCTGGGATCGTCAAGGATCAGGAGAACCTGACCGAACCGCTATGGCGTGCGGGTCTGTCGATTGCGAAGTTCTGTTCTGATGGCGGCAAGGCCATCCACCGCATTTCCGAGCGGCACCCCGAGTACTCGCACGATACCACAGAACACAAGGCCAGCCTGATCAAAGGCCCGTACCTGTGTGAACGGTTCAACGAGTACAAGCCCGGGGTCTGCACCGAGTGCCAGCACTGGGGCAAGATCAAGTCACCCATAAGCCTTGGCCGTGAGGTCGAGGAGGCCACCGAGGAAGACAACATCGTCGTGCAGAAGCCGCTCGGTGTGACCGATGCGGTGCCGATTCAATACGTCATCCCCAAGTACCCGAGCCCATTCTTCCGTGGCAAGTCAGGCGGCGTGTTCAAGCGCGGCGAGAAAGTCATCAAGGACGACGGCGAGGTTGATGAGGAGAAGTCCAAAGACAAGTTGGTGTATTTCAACGACCTGTACGTGGTGCGTCGCCTCAAAGACCCCGAGATGGGCGAGTCGATGGTGATGCGCCTGCATCTGCCCAAGGATGGTGTGCGTGAGTTCACGCTCCCGCTGACCTCCGTGGGTTCCAAGGATGAGTTTCGCAAGGGCCTCGCCATGCACGGCGTGGCTGTTCTGAACGTCACAGATTTGATGGAGTACACAATGAGATGGGTAAACGAGTTGCAGTTCCAAGCCGAGGCTGAAGAAGCCTGTCGGCAGTTTGGCTGGCTGGATGACACGGGCACGGCGTTCGCGCTGGGCAACATGATGGTCTACAAGGATCGGGTCGAGGTCAACGCACCGTCGGGTGCCACGGTCGGCCTGTTCCCTTACTTCCAACCCAAGGGCACGATGGCAGGGTGGAAGGAGACTATGCAGTTCTACAACCGCCCGGGCATGGAGCCGCACCAGTTCATGGTCGGCCTGTCATTCGGTGCGGTGCTCATGGAGTTCCAGCCGATCAACGCCGCCGCCTTCCACATGTACTCCAAGGAGTCAGGGCTGGGTAAGACTACGGGCATGCTGGCCGGTGCGTCCATCTGGGGTGACCCCGATCTGCTGATGATGCAGGAGCGGGACACGTTCAACTCCAAGATGAACCGTGCCGAGGTGTACAAGAACATCGTCTGCTACATGGACGAGTTGACCAACACCAAGCCGCAAGACCTGTCGGACTGGGCGTACCAACTTCCCAGTGGCCTGCAACGCAACCGCATGGGGCCGAAGGGCAACGTCGAGCGCGTGCGAGGCAAGCCGTGGAAGACTCTGTTCGGCACCACCGGCAACACCGACATGATCGAGCGCATCTCGCTGTACAAGGCACTCCCCAAGGCCGAAGCCCAGCGCATCTTGTCGCACCGGGTCGAGCGTCTGGAGTTCGCCAGCAAGTCGGAGACCGATGCGTTCGCCGCCGCCGTGAAGGAGAACTTCGGCCATGCCGGGGTACCGTACCTTCAGTACGTGATGAGCAATCTGGAGTCGGTCAAGGAACTCGCCAACACAACTCAGCAGAGGATCGACCTTGCGGCCAGTCTGACTGCCGAGAACCGCTTCTGGTCTGCGATGGTGTCCCGCACCATCACCGGCTTGTTGGTGGCGAAGAAGGCTGGCCTGATCGACTGGCAGATCGGCCCCATCGTGGCATGGGCGGTCAAGGTGATGCAGACGGCGCACACCATGGTGCGTGAGATGAACGCTGACGTGGAAGGCATCCTGACCGACTACTTGGCCGAGCACTACGGTAGCCTGCTCCGTATCAAGTCAACAGACGACGCACGCAAAGCCTCCACCGGCATCGACCATCTGATCGTGCCCGAGGCCATCCCGCGAGGCAACTCGTTCGTGGCACGGTACGAGTACGACGTGAAGAAGTTGTACCTGTTGCCCAAGCCCCTCAAAGAGTGGTGCGGCAAGCAACAGATCAACTACTCCGGGTTCGTCGAAGGGCTCAAGACCGGGCGCACCAAGGCCACCAAGACCAAGATGCGGCTGTCCAAGGGCACTCAGATGAACCTGCCACCGGCTGACGTGATTGTTGTTGACTGCACCGAGTTCATGGATGATGAGACTGAGCAGGCTATGGCTACAACCGCCGCGCTGTTTCAAAAACAGGATTCGGCTTGACGACCTCGCCCCGGACGGTGTGACTGTCCGGGTGTCGTGGGATAAGTTCGTACCCGGGGCGTCGGTGTTCGTCCCGTGCATCAACACGCTGGAGTGCGTGCGCCAGTTCAACCAGATCGCCCAGATCAACGACTGGGTGTGGGATTCTCGGATCGGAATCGAGGGTGGCCGCTGGGGGGTTCGCTTTTGGCGGGTGCTGTGATACGATTTCTAGGACAGGTTGCCTGTCATCTCGTTTCTCCTTCAAGGAAGTTGCACCCCCCGGTCACAAGCCGGGGGGTTTTTTCATTCCTCGCCTTCGTCCTTGAAGATCGTGATGTCAGGGTCGAACTCTGAAGCGTTTCGCAGGAGTTCCATGCGCATTGCCTTGTTAAGCGTCACACCGTGGTACATGGTGGACGTGGTGCGCATGTGCTGGGCCAGAGACTTCTGGATCGTCTCGGGCGTGACCATCCATGGGCGCTTGCGTGCCATCTCCATCAGTTCTTGCAGGGTCTCCCGGGCATCGTCGCTGTCGCCCATACGCAGGGCAACGTAGTACTTGCGCAGTAGTTTGGTGCGGTCTTCCAGCACGCGACGCTCGACGTTCTTCTCGGTGGCGTTGACTTCCAACTGCCGCATGTACTCGGCAGGGGCAAAGCCGAATGCTTGGGCCAGCACGTGCCCCGGGCCGATCTCGCCGATGATGGGGTCGCCACGCAGGGTGTTGGCACCCTCGGTTGCGAAGCGGTAGCCCTTGGCGATGTTGCCGAAGGCCGCAGGCATCACCTGCTCCATACCGCGCTGGACTTCCCCGTCCATGATCATCTTGCTACCACGCACCAGACGGTCGGCTACGCCGTAGACCGGGCCACCGGCCAGTTGCAGGAAACTGAGCACGGCACTGTCTTGGTCACGGTAGCCGGTGCTGTGCAGGAGCAGGTCGGTCAAGCCGATACGGTTGGCCACTGCTC